AATTGGGGCCGCTGCACACCCTGTTGGTTAAAGCTGTAACGGGCACAGTTACAGACGCCGACAAAGAGCAAGCGCGTGATTACGAAACGGACGAAAACAAAACCGCCGAAATCAATCGCCTGCTGAAAGATTACAACCCCGGCAAAACCATTATCGGCGGGCACCAATACGACGGCCAAGACGTTATCGACGACGTTGGTATGTACCTGTCGCACAACTTCACCGCATCGCAATTGCGCGCCATTACTTCGGACATGCTTCACGATTACACGTACGAAGACTTCTGGAACGCATTGCATGGCAAGGATGCAAAACAACACGCTGGCATTATCAAGCGTGAGCTGACCAAAAAGCACGACGACGAATACGCGCAATTGTCTGAGTCGTACAAGCATTTGAAAGACAGTATCCCGAAAGAGATTCCACACGGCGCGCCATTCAGTGCGATTGCACACCCGGTGGTTCCACTGTTCGACGATATCAATGCAATGAAAGATCCCGGCAAGTTGGAGCGCGCTGGTTTCAAGGTTACGCCGGTTGGCGACCATTTCATCGTGTTAGAAAATCAAATGCTGCTTTGCATGAATCTGGAACGTATGGGTATCGAGGCTTCGCTTCGTCCTAGCCGTGACAAAACCAAACTGAAAACTGTAAATAACTCTAGTGCGCTGATGGATGCAATCGAGGAAGTTCTCGAAATCGTTAACCGTCGTGCACCAAAGAAATTTGCAATTGCTTCACAAACGATTGTGCGTAACCCGCATAACCCGAAAATTGTGCTGGTTTGGATCATGACCGAACACAGTCGCAAGATGCTGGAAGCTAGTCTGCGCACCCGTCGCGTTGATTGGGATATCCCGCGTCACAACATGGCCCCGGTTCGTTTGAGCCACGGTGCAATGCCTGCCGAAACTCGCAAGCTGATTGACAAGTCGATTGAAAACACGGCAACAGTTCGGTTAAAACCGACGCGTCTATCCGCAAGCATAACAAGTGAGTGACAGCGGCAAATATGAACAAGGGGATTGCACGATTTGTCGAAAGTATTTCTCCTTGCTTCACTGGCACCATACCGTTCCGCAGTCTTTAGGCGGGAAGGATAGTCTGCAAATCCCGTTGTGCGCTCAATGCCACAACTTGCTACACGCGCATTCATTGGCGTTAGTAGCACGGCACAAAACAGGTCGGGCGATTCGCCGCAGGTATTGGGCAAACACCGAAATGGAATCCAACGCGGCACAGTATTTGAAAATACTTGTGGATGCTATCTTGAGTGATGAAACTGTTCGTGGAAAACAGTATGTCATGCAGTTCAAGGCTAGTCCCGCGTTGCACACAGCACTGCATATGTTCAAAATGGACAGCAACGCCAAATCGCTGGAAAAAGCGATTCTGCTTGCACTCGGTGAAACTTTAAAGACTAGGGGTTATCTGGATAATGAGCATTCAAAACGGAATCAACGCGAAGGTCAAAACAGCAGCACGGGAAGTATCGCCCAACTGTGGAGACTGTAGCGGATTCAACTGCGAAATTCTCATAGAGAATAATAAAGCAGTATGCTCAAAACTCGACGTGATTAAAACGTCAAAGCCTTGTCAGCAATTCGTTCCTAATCCAAAGAACGTAGACGGGGCGGGGAACTTAGGGGCGTTAGCAAATTTGATCCACACCATGACGCCAGAAGCACGGCGTGCACTCGGTGTTCTTCTGTTCAACGAAGACAAAACGATCAAGCAAAAACTGCGTTTCATGCAAAAGGTTTTCGTGCGTTATCGTGGCGCGTCTAACCGCAACTACCTGTCGAATTTCATGGAAGCGTATGTGATGTATGCGACCCCGAAACATTACAAACTTATGAGCCTCGACGGGCGCTGCGTTATGACCTTCGGTGAACACTGCAAACCAATCATTCACACAGAGGATGAATTTGCAGAAATGTCGGCGAAGATGATTCGCAAAGGCGCGTTGGTAGATCCAGACGTTGAGCAATTAATCTCCCGTCGTTTCCGTAGTGAAGAAGAATACGATTTGAATCTGGTTGATAAAGACGATCCTTCGACCGTCTCCACAATTGACCAAGTGTTTGCAGGCAACGGCATCAAGAAAGCCCGTAAGAAAGGTCTGCCGGATCTTATCTCGCTGGTTGACGATGCAGCCGCTGGTTACACCGTTAAAGGCAAGGCCAAAATTTACGATACCGATGTCAAGCGTAGCCGAACTTCTGGTGGCGATGTCATTGTTAACGTAAGTGGGGGCAATTGAAATGCTGGTTGAATACGTTAAGTCTATTGGTATTGATACGCGCTCGGCTGACGGGCAGCGTTTGCTAGAAGAGTGTGTGCTTTGTCTGACTGGCGTAACGGGGGCTTTCGAGTTCCAACACGCCGTTAAAAACATTGACCTTACGCCCACTGGAATGAGTGGAAAAGATTTGCGGTTAGAGCTTCAAACCCACTGTTATTTAACTGTAAATATCAAGTACGCTGCATTGTTCATCGGCCTTTCGCCAACCAATGCGGACACCTTCAACAAGTTGCAAGGGTATTTGAATAGCGCGGACGTTCAACTGTTCCGCGAATTGTTCGCCCGACGTAAAATCAAAAACATGGTACGGGACAATGCGCGCTATCGCCATTTGACCGTGCATGACGTAACGCTGACGGCAATGCGTAAAGACATTCGGGCATTTGAAGAACATATCCCGAAGGTAATGAAGCACATCAAAATGAAGGTGTATACGAAACTTCGGTTCGTTGCAAATTCTGAAAACACAGCGCTGAAAGATTTCCATAGCGACGTGTCGTGCAAGGTGCTGAGCGCCTATTACCAAAAGATCCCGACAAAGGTTAGTGACGCGGAGGTTTTGAATTACCTGCGCAGCACAGGAACCAACCACGTACTGAATTTGATTAGCTTTCACACCACTGATAAACGTCAGCGTCTGGTCAACACCGGCACCGATAGTTTCGGCGGTAACAAGTTTGAGCTGGTCTGCGAATCTGAAAACCAACACCGCGTCATGGGTGAAAATGGTCAGGAATATTCGTATGAAGGCGTGACCAACAACATTAGCAGTGACGAAGTACGCAAGGTCGAATCGGCAATTGTTTATGAACGGTTGTTGGGGAAATTCACCGGGCGCAAACGGTCGGCCTTGGAAATCATGGCGGGCCACCACAACGAAAAATTTAACGAGTACCTGCGTCAAAAGGGTTCTCTCAAAGACGAAGACGACCACACCGACTACCAGCGTCGTGTAGGGCATAAAACATTCCTGTACACGCTCGCGGAATACCTCGGCGTCATACGTGAAGCGTTTATGAAGTTCGTTAACAGCGTGGGACAAACGCTGATCGCGCATAAGGAGTTCGCTTGATGGAAACGCTGGAAAAACAATTGTTTGCGTGTTGGAAGGTTGACGCCACCGCCACGTATAAGCGTCACGTCATGACAGAGCTTTTCAAGGTCATTGATAAAGAGTCGAACCAGACTACCGGGCGCCTCTATCGTGAGCTTTGTAAGAGCTTGTGGAACGTTACAAAGGTTGAATTTGACTGTGCGCTGGCTTCGCTTAGCTTGTTCGGTGTGATTGGGATTCACCCGGTGCCAATTGATGAAACTGGCACCACCAGCCACGTCAACAAGAAAAGACACAAAATGCGCAAGTGGAACAAATACCAAGAATATATCCAGTCACTTCAGCCCGCCTAGAAGGTGTGTAAATGCAGATACACAGTCAAACTGCGGAGCTTCGTGCGTTACTAACAATCACGTCCGAAAAAATCTCCGAAGAAAAGCGAACACTGTGGCTCGGCAAACTGAGTAAAGAACTGTTTTATTCTCCACCGTGTCGAATGGCTTTCGAGCGTATCGACACGCTGGCGAAAAAACGTTTCAAGATCGTAAGCTTCAAAAGCCTGCTTGAAGATCCACGGCTGAACGAAGACATACGCGACATCTTAGCTCAAGCACGTGAAAAACCGTGCTTGAAGAAAGCCCACCGTGACGAAACACTCGAAACGCTTGAGGAATTCCGAAAGATTCGCATCATGCACGAAGCGTGCATGGGTACGATTGAAAAGCTCAATGCCACACAAGTAGATACCGAAGCACTGCTGATGGATTTGTCCACGGCAGTTGCCCGCGCAAACACAACACGTGCGGACGAAGATTTCTTTTTGCACTTCGGTGCGCAGAGCAACAACGACGATATTGTTGAAGCAATTTGTCGAAATGAAACAATGCCTCGTATCTCTACGGGGTATACAGACTACGACACGACGAACGGCGGCTTCCCTACAATGGGAGTCATCATTCTGGCTGGTACAACGTCCGGCGGTAAATCCACTATCGCCATGAACATCTGCCGTCACATGTATCTAGTGAATAACCTGAGTACATTCCGAATCACTTTGGAAATGCAGGAAATTCAAGAGACACAGCGCCTCATGTCCCACTTAACCGGGATTCCTCTTAAACGTTTCTCGCAAGCAAAACTTACTGCTGACGACAAACGTAAAATCCGTGCAGCGAAAGCAAACATGGATGCCCACGGTAAAAAACACGGAATTAACTACACGACGCATAGTCCAAAGGGCAACCTTTCGATGGACGACTGCTTGCGTTTGGCTAAACCGTTCGGTTACAAAGTTATCGTGATCGACTACGTGGGTCTGTTGGAAGAGGACAGCGGTTCTGATCAATGGAAATCGTTGATGGACGCGGCACGTGTGGCGAAAAACTACACGCGTGAAACTGGCACACTCGTTATTCTGCTTGCACAGCTCGACGACGAAAAAGAAAAACTGCGTTACTCCAAAGGTATGAAGGAACACGCCGACGTTCTGTGGCAGTGGAACTATGCCAAACCTGAACAGCGCGAGCTTCGGATTATTCCGATGGAAGTGTCTAAAGATCGTGACGGTGAATTGATGCGCTTTGAACTGGCTGAACGTTTCGACATTATGTCTGCGTTCAACATGGGCGATGCAGCGTCAACATCGGGCGGAGGAAACCTTGAATTCGAAGACGATGAAGACACCGAAACCCCAACGAGGAAGTCCAAGAAGTCCAGTAAAGACAAAGACAAAGACGGTAAAAAGTCCAAGTCCAAAAAGTCCAAACCAGACGACACTGGAACTAAAAAATCCAGCAAAGACAAAGGCAAGAAAAAGAAAAAATCCAAACTTCTCCGTTCTGATGATGGGCCTCCCGCGCTCGCTTGAAGACGCAAAGCTGGATCGTGATATTCAGCTTCAGCGCATGACAGGGAATATAGAAATTGATGCGGCAAGGGACAATCGCCCGTCGCATCATACTGTTTTCACAATTGATTACGAGCCGTTGAAGGACGGCGTTTTCGAGTTCGATCCGTGCTTACCGCCAATGCTTATGCAGGACACGATAAGCATGGTGATTCCTCCCGAACCGAAAACTTTCCCACAAGAAAGCGGAATCAATTACCTAGATTCAAATCACCCACTTGCCATGAATGAAGTCGAAGTGCCCGATTCCGAATTGGTCGCTTTTAATGACTCTGTTGGTAACGTGCTGCCGGTCTACAAAGACCACTTCTACAGGACTGCTGCCAACCTGCTTGCTTTTGACGATGCACAAGAATACGTCAAGGCTGGATTACGCGATGGGTTGGAAGTTGGTATCGAATTGGACGGCGCGCTGCTTAGCGCGTTCGTTCCTATCTCTCGCTTGGACGCAATTGCGGCGCTCGTTAATCAAACGAAAATGCCAGAAACGTACAAGCATGCTTACCTGAAAAGAATGTCTAAACTTCTTGCAGAAAAAACCATGGACGCTATGCACAAGCATGATGTTGGCGAAGCGGCCCGTGAACACCTGCGCATGAACCAAGAGCTACAGCATGCTCGCATCCGCGCAACGGATAAAACAGTTCCCGTCAACACTGTGGGAGTTACTGGCAGTCGTCGCTGATGAAAATATCCAAGGAAACAAAAGAAGCTAACAAAGCGCTACGAAACTACAAAGACCCGTTCGACTATTTGCTTTCTCTGAAAGAAACTGGTCGGGCGGCGATTCATGACGATCTGGAAAACATGAATAAGTCTGCTACTAAACTTATCACTTCCATGAACGTGCAAACAGAATCGAACATTGCGGAATCTATTCGGAACCTGATCGACTCGAAAGTTATCGTGCCGAAAGACATGAAAATTGACGACGCCGATTTGCCGGAAGCCCGCAATTTTTACGAATGGGTAACTGAAGATCGTTTCGGCACCATCGGTGATGAACGCCCCTTTCTTGAGCAATTGATTTGGGGCCTCGTTACCTTCAACGACGTGTGTTACAACAACAAGTGCACTGACCTTGAATGGTTGCTGCACTCGCACAAAGTTGACGACACGTATTCGAAATTGGAGCGGAAAGTTTCGCTGCTGCACAACGGCGTTTGTCCCAACTGTGGCAAGGGCCGTTCGCAGATGATCAAGAAAGGTAAAATGCCTTTCTACAACGAACTGGCAATTAACGCCGGTCAACGTTGCGTGATTGGTTCGACAAGTGTTTTCACGTCGCAAGGCATGGAACACATGGACGAAATCAGTCCAGACGCGCCCGTGGGATTCTCAGAATTCTATCGGTACGTGTACAACGGCAAAGAAATGGAAGTTACATCCCATTTTTTCCGTGCTGAACCAGAACCCATTATCCGTGTACAAACGGCGATGGGTTTTCGCGTTTCTGGCACACACGATCATCCGATTTTTGTGAATGAAACGTTCACCAAACTGAAAGACGTGAAGGTCGGCGACACACTGACCGTTCAATATGGTCAGCGCATTTTCGGTAAGGGTGTAATTCGTCAGGCTGAAACTGTCGGCGCAATGTTTTACAACACCGTTGTTCCGCGTGCGATTCGAACAGCCGACGAAGAATCGACAACTTGTTTCCTGCAAGGACTTTTCCGTCAAGGAAATGAACGCGTGTTTCTTGCGAAGCCTGCACTGCAAGATATCAGCAGCATGTTGCTCAACGCCGGTTATCCACACCAGATTACCGGCGTGTCAATTACACTGACCGACGAACAATTGGCAAATCTGCGGGCCGGGAAATGGTCTGTAGGAACGCACGACGATTCTATCGCGTTGGTAACTGACGGCGGATACGAAGCGACGTACGATTTTACTTTGCCTGAAACGCACCAGTTTTTGACCGGCGCAATTCTCAGTCACAACAGCGGCAAATCGCACACCGTTGGCACGTACATGTTTCCATATTTGATTCACCGTTTGCTCAAGCTGCAAAAGCCTGCGCAATTCTACGGTCTGTCACGTACCACAATGCTACAGGGAACATTTGCGGCACTGACTTACACGCAAGCAAAGGATACGCTGTGGACACCGTTTTTCGGCGCACTTACCGAAACGCGTTGGTACAAAGAATATCACTCGATGCTGCGTCACTATGAAGGTGTTTACGGCGAAACGCTTTTCAAACTGACTGACACGTTTGTCGATTACCGCGTACGGGGCCTGCAATGTGTTGTAGGCAGCACCATCGTTGAAACCGAACGTGGCCCGGTGCCCATTACCGAAATCGTCTTAGGCGACCGTGTGAAGGGCTTAGACGGATACAACCGCGTGTGTGGTTGGCATTCCAACGGTGAAAAGCACGTGTACACGCTCAAGACCAAAAACGGTTTTGAGCTGACAGGCACAGGCAATCACCCTATACTTTCTTTTGATGCCGACAAAAATCCGCAATGGGTTGAACTCGACAAACTAAAGCCCGGTGATTTTATTGCCGTGGCCCCGAAAGAATTTGGGACAGTCAAAGCGCTTTACGAAGAAGTGGAAAGCGTTGCAGATGCGGGCCGTCAAAACGTTTACGATATCACTGTGGACGTTGACGACCACGCATTTGTTGCCAACGGAATTATCCAGCACAACTGTTTCCCGATGGGGCCAGATAAACGGGTAATGCGGGGGCGAACTCGCTTTGGTTTTTCAATCGACGAAATTGCATACTTCGACGCAGAGAAAGACAGCGGCAAAGTAAAGATCAACGCCTTTGAAGTTTACGACGCATTGGCGAACAGCCTTGCAACAGTTCGTACAGCAGCAGACGCTTTGATTGAACGCGGATATGACGACGTGTTGCCAGCGTACGCCATGAACGTTTCTAGCCCGACCGCAAAAAACGATATGATTCACGTGTTGCTTGAACGTGCTGTGAATTCACGCTCGATGTACGGCATTCACCGTGCAACATGGGATGTAAACCCGAACTTCAAACGCAATTCAACATTCATTGTTGAAGCGTACCGGAAAGACCCTGAATCGGCAGAGAAAAACTTCGGGGCCAACCCGCCGTTAATTGCAAACCCATTCCTCGCTAACCACGATTTCATTATGCGGTGCGAAGATCCAACGCGTAAGAACGCCTGCAAAATCAAACCGGTTTACAGGAATTCCAAACGCCTTGGGCAATCGTATATTTACGGCAAGGTTGAAAAGGTTAAGAAAAGCGGTAAAGCGTCTTTGATGGCAATCGACGCCGGTGTAACAGATAACAGTTTCAGTCTCGTAGGTGGCACCACCGACGGCTTTAATTTAAGTATAGACCTAGTGTGTGAAATCATTCCGCTGCCGGGTTATCGCTTAAACCATAGCTTGATTTATTCAGACGTTATTCTGCCACTTATGCAAGCGCGTAATTGCAAAGTTTTGCTTGCTGACCGTTGGAACAGTATTAAACTTCTGGATGATGCTGCGGCTGATATGGGCGATCCTGAAGAGGATATCCCGACCTTTATCGCAAAACAATACAGTCTGAAATACGTGGACATGGTTGGTGTGCGAACGCGAATGGAACAGGGCAACGTTTCCATTCCGAAATCTGAAATCAAAGTGAAAACGCTTGTTGATGCAGTGGACTCGGATTATCGTGATTTTTATCAGGACAAACCAATCGCCCACTTGTTTAAACAGATGTTCACGATTAAAGATCAGTTGAAAGGCGTTGGTAAAGGCGATGGCTATACCGATGATAACTGGCGTGCAATGGCTCTGTGTTTGTGGGGCTTACAAGTCGAGGATTATACGTTGTTGCTTTCGGAAGAAAATTTCGATGGTGCAATGGCTCGACCTAACGCGCTGGCCGCGTCTAAACTCGCAATGGGTGCAGGCGTAACAGTCGGTAATGCAAGTGGCGGGCAAACTATGATTAACGGTGCACCTATTGCGTTGTTTGCAGCAGGCCGTCGTTAAATCGGAGCCTAACAAATGGAAATAAGTCTGGCCGCTCCTTATGGGTTAGCACCTGCCCGCAATGAGCCTACAAAAGCCATGCGGGAAGCATCATGGAAACCTGCAACAGAAACTGTTTCCGTAGACGGTCACTTCGTACAGGTTCGCCCATACGAAGACGGTTTTATTTTCACGCGCATGGATGCGAACGACGAAGCACAATTGTATATTTGTTTCGTGCACAAATTCAGTTACCAAGGCCGTGATGTTTACGTGCAGAAAAACGTTTGGCAGTTACCGGGTTGCCCTAAAGGGTTTGCCCGGTTGGTCATGCGTTACTTCAGCCAGAATGGAAACATTCTTGTGTCGGATGAACGACAGCGTAAACTCGGTGCTGAAATGTGGAAACGTTTTGTTAAGGAAGACACAAACGACCGGTTCGTTTACGTGCAACATACCAATGGTTTATCGTTGGTTGAACCGCACACGAAAAATATGATGCTGTCATTCGCCTATCAGGGCAATGCAACGGATAAACTTTTCGTGGTTTCCGATAAACCTGTGAATGGGCGCGTGCGCTCAAAATGGTGACATGATGATCAGGTACGACCTTTTCAAATGGTACAAATACGGCGGCAAGCTGCTGTCGTTTGAAGAAAACCGACACAACAAAGAATATATTCTTGAACTGCATCCGGGTAACGTGTTTGGCGTTCGGTTGCTGCGCGGGAAATATACTGTTGTTCACAAGACAACCCCGGACATTCTCTTCACTCTGAAAAAGATTGAAGTGGATCGTTTGATCGAACATTCGAAAGGTTGGTCGGGCAAAGTTCGCAAAATAACTGTAAATGCAGGTAAAGGCGGACTCGATAAAGAGAAGAAAGTTCCGAAAGATCCGGCGCTTCGTGTGCTGGAAATCGACAGTTCAAACCTTCTGCATTGCACCTATGACATAAAGCACAAAACGCTTTACGTTGAATTCCGTAACGGTGCCGTGTGGGCATACGAAAAGGTAACGCCGAAAGAAGTTGACGCACTGGAAGCAGCGCCGTCGCAAGGCCGTTATTTTATCTACATGATTCGCGGCCCTAAACCGCAATATCGTGTTGATGCAATGCCACAATCAGCAGCAAATCCACCACCGAAATTTGGTGTGCTGGAAGACGAAGACGAACCGGACGTGTTCCCGATGGAACCCGTTGTAACGCAGGTGACGATTGATCATTCAGGCAAACTGCCCAAAGTGAATATCGTGAATCCAAAGCCTGAAGCACAACAGCCGGACGTGGCGAAAATGCCCAAAGTTACCAAGAAACCTACGGGTAAATAAAAAATGCCGATTCTTGCCGACCCTTTTGCAATTCCATTGTCTGATGATGAAGTGCGTTACGCATTTCTGCAACCGGATGCACCAGACTTCAAATATTCCTTTGGCACCATGTCTTTAATCGGCTACTTGCTGAAAGATGAAACAATTGAGGACACGGAATTATTGCTGCTGTACGACGATGATACCGTTTTGGTTTATTCCTGCTATTTCAAAACAGCACATCATCACACGCTTGGCGAAAGGGTTGTGCAGGTTGAGGTACGCAGCACGCTACCGGGATTGGCCCGTGACGTGATGGCGAACTATTTCCTGAAGCACTACGATTCAATTCGTTGTGACATTCAAACCACCATGGCCGGTCTGCGCATGTGGGATAAGTTTGTGAAAAGCACAGACTTTCATTTTTATGTGGGTTGGCTGGGCATTGACTCACGCACAGCTCACGGCTTGCAAAATCAAAACGCAAACCAACCGGAAACCTTTGATGCTTTTTGGGCGTTAAAAGATAAATCGGTCATGTCCCTTCAAGATACTAATCGGTTGGGAAGTGTCAGCGTAATCTACGCCACAAACGCGAGTATTTTATGAAACTTACCAAACGCACCACGTATTCAGCTCGCCACCAACCGTCCGGGGGCCGTCAAGTTGATATAGGCGCCGGTCAAACGCATTATGATCGCTCGACAGAAATTCGCGATGAATACATGGCGACTGCAAACTCACACAATACCAGCGTGTCGCAACTGCCAATTGAAATCGACGTTGATCCGCTGCTGAAAGATATCGTTTTCTCGGAAGACCTTGAACAGAAAAAACTGGTCATGCGTTTGTATTCCGACATTTACTACAACCACAACATTGCCGGTTCGATTGTCGATATCAAATCGCAATTGATGTTCTCCGAATTCACCCTCGGTGGTATTCTTGATCGTAAAGTTTCTGAAGACTTTCAGGAAAACATTGATCGCCTCGACATCCGTACATTGATGCCGGAAATTGACGTGGATTACAACGTCAAAGGCGCGTTCGTTGGTTCGCTTTTGTACAACGGCACCAACCAAGTATTTAGCCGCATCATGCCGCACGGTTACGAAAACACAAAGGTCGATCAATTGCCGTTCCATGGCACCGATCCTTTAATCACCGTTGCGTTTCCTGAATCGGTTCGTTCGACCATGCAATCCGATAGCCCGCGTGTGAAAGCACTGCGTGAATTCCTCGGTTCGGACGTAATGAAACAACTGAGTAACGAGGCGCTGGAATTAGACCCAAAATCAACGGTTTACGTTCCCCGTCGCGGCTCTACAGGCAGCACAGCAAACAGCTATTACCGTCGCGTTCTCCCGTGGTATTTGATGGAGAAAAACCTTTTCCGTGGGACGTTGGTTCGTTCTGCAATGCGTCAAAAAGGTATTCTCCACGTAACGCTTGACGGTGCTGGCGAATGGGAACCAACCATTGCTGACATGCAAGCCGTAATGGATATGTTCATGAACGCCGACGCCGATCCAATCGGTGCAGTGGTTGCAACGCGTGGTGGTATTTCCACCGAAGAAATCCGCGACCCAACAGGCGGTTGGACAATCTTTGACAACAAAGATGCAATCGACGGCTACATCATGAAAGCACTCGGAATTTCCGATGCGTTTCTTTCTGGTGACGCCACGTACACCAACGGCGATACTTCCACTTCGTTGTTCATCGACGGCGTGCGTAACGAACGTGATTATCTGACGCGGAAAGTTCTGTACAACAAAATCTTCCCGATGATCAGCGCCATGAAAGGCTACACAATTAACCCGAACGGGAAATTGGTTGTCCGTGGTAACAGTTTGGAAAAACTCGATCCTTTGGGCAGCTACGAACGTTTGAGCGATGGCACGCGTTTGTTGATTCCTTCTGTGCATTGGGAAAAGACGTTGAAGCCTGAAGGCGATCAACAATACATGGACATGCTGCAAGCGCTGACAGACAAAGGCGTACCGGTTCCAATGCGTGCAATGACTGCCGCTGCGGGTTTCAACCTCGACCGTCTGCTGGCTACTCAAGAATCTGATTTGCACATTCAAGAACGTGTGTACGAATATCAGAAAAGCGTAAAAGAATTGAAAAAGAAATATGGCATTAGCGATGATGCTATGGGCGGTGGCGGTGGTGATGGTGGTTTCGCATCGAACGGCAAAATTGCAGCGATGGCGAACAGCGGTCAACTGCACCAGATGATGGATGAAATGCGCGCTCTTTCGAACAGCTATTACAACCAGAATTTGGATAGCACACATTCTGACGTTCTGGCACGTGGCCCCGGCAAAATGATGTCTTTGGCGAATCGTGATTTCGGCGAGCTGCAAGAAGTTCCCGGCCATGATTCGTTGGGCAAAAAGCGTTATCTGCCGAACCAGAAATTGGCTAACGAACGCGCTAACCGCAAGATCGTTGCACAACTGCGCCGCATGCAGGAACAAGGTACACAACACAACGTGAAGCGCACAGTAACACCGTTCTATTGAGGACAACGAAATGTGGGAACGTTTAGAACCAGAAGAACAATTGAGTTTTATCAATGAATTTGCGGGCGCTGCTCACGGCACGATTAGCGCCGACCTGATTCATTTGTGTGAAGCGAAATTGGACTACGTGCAACGCACAGCCTACGTCGATGCAGTCAGCGCATATGTTGCTTCGATTACGTACGCGAAATTGAGTCCTGATAATCCTGCGGCCACTGAAGCGTTCTATTTCAATTTGCTCCACGTTGAAGCAAAAGAAAAAGCGCGCATCATTTGGTATGTGTTGAACAGGTTGCAGGCTTAAATGGCAACGTCGCCACTTAATCCGACAAAACATTTGCAGCGACAGGGGATTGATCCCAAGATGATTTATGCGGCGGTCGTGGTTGATGACCTCGATCCCCGCAAAGCCTGTCGTGTACGTGTACGCATTAAAGATATTCACTCGGACGCAATCCCGGACAAGGCTCTACCATGGGCCTTGCCAATGAATCAGGATTACGCAACGAATGGCGACACTGCTGAACGTAGCGGTACAGTTTCCATTCCGTTAAAGGGTACGAAAGTCGGTGTGCAATTCAAAACCGGCGATCAATACAAGCCAAGTCTGGCACCTTATCCCGGTGACAAGAAAACAATTCTGCCTGAAGCGGAAAAGAATTACCCGTACCGTAAAGTGATTCGTGAATCGAATGGGTTCTACGCAATCATTGACCGGAAAAGCAATGAATTTCTGATGTTGAATCCCGGTGACATGCACCTCGTATTGCTTGGCGATTTCAGTCAAACAATTATTGGTTCGCACACGCAAACAATTGGCAAAGCGAAGGGCGATATTCCTTCGTATCTGCTGAATGCAAGCGACACAAAGATTCAGGAAATTCAAGCGAAAAGTGCGGGCGGTGTGAGCGGCGGTACTGGCAACCAAAAGATTCACATCAAAGGGAATCAGGAAGTCATTATCGAAGGCACACGCACAGTAACCGTGAAAGGCAGTGATACCTTAACGGTACAAGGTTCCCGCACTGAGAAAATCAGTGGCGAACATATCATTGATTCGCAACGGTCGGAGACTAACTAAATGGCTAGCCCTGAGTACGTTAAATCTTTTATGTCCGGCGAATTGTTGGTTGGCGTTCGGCGCTCTGATCCGCACGGCATTCGATACATTAAAATGCCAATCACAGCGAATCAAAAGAATGGAATGGCCCGGTCAATGGGCCGTTACCTGAGCGAAGAACCTTCGACATATTTGCGTTAATTGCTCCAACACAAAGCCCGCCTAACCGTGGGCTTTTGTGTTTCTGGCGCTAATTTAAAGGGAAGTTACTTACAAAAGCACGCGTTTTCATTACGCGATGGAGAATTAACGTGGCAATTGGTTTTAGCACAAACTTTGAAAGAACAGGTGGTGCGTTTCTTCTGCAAGATGCTGATTTGCGTGGTGGTTATCGCACAGCGGCGTCTATTGCAGACCGTGACGCTATTCCAATCGCAGCACGTAAGCCGGGTATGATCGTTCGTGTAACCGTTCCCGGTGGCTTTGAAGATTGGGAAATTGGTTACGGCAAACCACTGACTAACGCAGGTTGGATTCCTGCAACACTCGGCGGTTCCAAAGGCGATTTCATTCCAACGGCGGGCGGTGAATTAACCGGCATTCTGGCCCTGAATGATTTCGGCGCAATTGATTTCAATGGGGCGATGAAAGCTCAAGTATTTGACGACAATTTGCAGTTCACTTCGACTGCGGTTGTGGGTGAAGACGATCCAGAACCACGCGGCATGATGACGTGGAACGATGGCGTTAAAAACACCGTTGAAATCAACGTGAAGAAAGGCCAAATCGTTTGCAGTACCGAAGTGGCAATCAGCTCTGATCGTTCGTTGAAGAACAAAATCACCCGTATCGAAGACAGCCTCGCAATCACCAATCGTTTGAGCGGTAACACATTCGAAAAGATTGGTCAGCCGGGGCGCCGTTACACAGGTTTGATTGCGCAAGAAGTTGCACAGGTTTTCCCTGAAGCAGTCGAGCGCACCACTGATGGAAAGCTCGCGGTTTTCTACAGCACATTGGCCGGATTGTTTGTTGAGAATATCAACGCGCTGGTATCAATGTTCAAAGGTCAGCAGAAAGAAATCGACGCTCTGAAAAACGAAGTGTCGGAGCTGAAAGAAATGGTTGCGAAATTGATTGATAAACCGGAGAGCCTATGAGCTGCGTCTACGGTAAATCGGACGAATTCAAACTTGTGGATTCCGGTGACATAAACGAAGGTTTATTTCCAACGTTTCCAATCCGTGACGTGGGTATTTTTCCAATCATTGGGCACACGTGCAAAGACGCATACACTGCGTTGATGACCCGGCTCAATCAGGACGTGATGTACGCGTACCATCGACAAGATTTTGCGTATGAAATGCCTGTGTTTATTGTGTTGTGTCACAAGTGGGAACTCGACAACCCGCACATGGTGATTCCGCAATACGCACAGCCATTCGTTGAAATCCGAGACATCACAATGGGCCTTCCATTGGCGACGAATTATTACCTGTACATTACCGATCCTCCTGCAATCGGAATGTCGAACACACTCACACAAGAAGACCTTATAAATAGTCCGCTGCGCAATGCTGGCCGCGTGACGTACATTCAACAGGTAATGCCATGAGTACCTATCGTTTTATCAACAAAGCCAACGTGCAATACGACGACGCGCATCCTGATTACTATTTGACGTTCGTTATGGGCGATCAATTCGAAATGTATTTGCACGGCACCAAATATGTCGTGATTCACGAACACAACCCGGAAATTCTGTTCAGCCTGACCAAGAAAGAAGGCAACGCGCTTATGAAAATGAGCGAAGAACGTTTGACCGTGCGTCCCGATCCAACCAATGCACCGTATCTTTTGTTTGAACCGAAAATCGAAATGGTCAAACCGCTTTACGACTATTACAATAAGCTGTATTTCAACGGTGCATGCCCGCCTGTGAAAATTGTAAAAGCACGTAAAGCAGGCGTGTGGGGCATGGCCGAAATGAAATGGTCGCCTTCTGCCACGGCACCGAATCGGAAAGCCCTGTTTACGCTGCATGTGAATGAAAGTTCGATGATTGACCGTGTGCTTTTCACAAACACAATCATTCACGAAATGATTCACCTGTACAACTACGTGAAAGGTGTTGAAAAACTTCCGACCGATCCAGAACGTGCTATGGCATTGATCCACGCAAACCACGGCCCACTGTTTCAATCGGAAATGCACAGGATTAACACCTTCGGTTTCCACATCATTCTGGCTGGTACGCACGAAGAAATTGCACGTGATGCAACCGAAGAGTTTTACGCAATTATTGCCGAGCGCGGTGTTCCCGGCGCCTTGATGCACTGGTCGTCTTGGTACACGCACAAGGTAATCACTGAAGACGATTTGCAAACGTGTGCAGCCAAATTGAAAGAGGCTTTCCCGCACGAAGCAATGGTCGTCAAATTGATTACGACGAAAGAACGGGTTGTTACGCAGGGTACAAACCTGAAGAGTACCAAAGCGTTTACCGATGCCAGTCTGAAAAAGATGTTCGTTGGCAATTACAACTACAAAGATGCAAAAGTGTTGGGCGAAGCCTATAACACGCCGAGCATTTCGGTTGCACTGCCTGAATACACGGACGCGCCGGACATCTACGCGCTGCCGTTCGACAAGTTCTGCATTGCAATGAAGAAATACACAAAAGATCGAAGTGTTCTTTTCAGCCGCTGGAAACTGTTTCCAGTTCGTTTGCTGAACAAGGATACCGAAACACGTTTGAAATCGTTGATCAACCGTACGCGCCGTGGTGGTGCTACCGATGCCGATATCATGAACGCAATTCAGGATTTTAAAGGTGCGTATGACCAGCGCCAACCGATGGCCGTGTATCAAAAAGCCGTTTCGGAATACCTGAAAATGCACGACGGTAACGGTGTGTTGACTCCTTACATGAAACTGATGGGACTGCGTTAAACATGGCGTACAAACGGCGATCTAGACCACGGGGAAAAAGAAAACCCCGTGCAACCCCAGCACCGAAACCTGTGAACATTGATGACACTTCGTTAACAGGACGCAAATTAATCACAGAGAAATTGCATCAAGCGGCTGTGTATTATTGGGCGAAGAAAACATACAGCGTTCACAGGGAAGTGGGCGTAGAGCGTTGGGGCGCTCGCCGTTTGGACGTTATGGCAATGGATTTTGTGGGCAACATTGTCGGTGTGGAAATCAAAAGCTGTTTGGCTGATTACCGTAGCGATAAGAAATGGCGGGAATATTTGAGCCACACAACTCAATTGTTCTTTGTGTTCCCACCGTCGATTATGAAATCGCGTTGCTATCCAGAAATCAAAGCTGAAATTGTGGCAGAGGGTGCCGGGATCTTGACCCTCAGTGAAACCACGGGATTAATTCGGTGTGCAGTGCGTGCGAAACGTCGTCCCTTGGCGATCACACGCAAACACCAGATATACAAAAAACTTGCTTGGCGTGGTGGTGACTCCAAGCGTAACGTAATGCAAGTACAGCGGGTGTATTTATAATGGCGTATGGGAAATTTGCAGTTCTGGAAGGTATCGAAGCATGCGGCAAAGGCACTGTGTCTGAGTACATGCCTGAGTATTACCAATCGCGTGCGTTGCCATTCTATTTGACGCGTGAAATTGGCGGAACACCATTCGCTGAAATATGTCGTCGTTTGGTAATCAGTGATGAATTTGATCCGCCTGTGCAGGCCGAAGCGCTTTGTGCGTACGCCGGTCGCATTGACCATACGAAACACGTAATCCGTCCGAAGATGTCTGAAGGCATTCATGTTTTCAGTGAACGTTATTACGCTTCGTCGTGGGTGTATCAGAATTGCCCTGAGATTATGGCCGTGCACGAATTGAGTGTGCCTTACATTGTCGAACCAGACCTGACAATTTTCCTCGACATTACCGCCGAATTGAGTGTCGAACGCATGATCAAATCCCGCGTGGATAAAGGCGTTGCACTCGACAAGATTGAACAGCGCGGCCACGCATATTTGAACATGTGTCGCACCACGTACCAGCGCATTGCGGACAAGAAAGATTCGTGGATTACCATCGACGCATCGCAATCCATTGAGAAAGTAAAACAAGACATTTTCGCTGCACTGGATCGACTCTACGGAATCCCCTAATGAAGATTATTATCAGTTGCGCAAGCGCCGTTCTAAACACTGTAAAGAACTACATACCGAAGCCTGTAATCACACGGCTGACTGTTAGTCGGCCAACGTGGCGTGACCTCGGACAGCGTTTGATTCAAATGCCGCTAATGAAGCGTGGGCATTTCACAGACGACATTCCGAACCCGGACAATGTTGATTTGTTTATTGCCTTCGCCGAGAAACACAATTACACATTGTGCTACGGCTACAAAGTTCGCCTTGATGGCAAACGCGATTACATTGATACCGTGCTGATGTGCCTCGACGATAACAATCGAATTGTCGAAGACGCAAAAGAACGTTTGAACCACACGTGCTATTACGTGGGTATCCGTATTCCAGCCGAGGACATCAAGTCTCGGAAATACGCCATTAAATTTGAGCGGATGGATTACGTCCTGAAAAATATGGAGCGATGAAATGCAAATCTCTTTGGCCGCTGCACCGGGCAGTGCCGACGCTTTCCTAAAGATTTTGATTGCCTTCTTGAAAGCGCCAGAATACGACTTCGGCACAGACTTTCTGAAAAAGCTCAAGACGTGGGCGCACACTGCGCAGCCTTTCCTTGATCAATTCCAGATTGCTCGCGTATTCAAAAAGCCTATTGCATTAATGGTCGAAGGGCACGACGTTGCAGACCACAAATACACGCTGCTTATGGACGCGTGTTTCCTCAAACTGAAAGAGAAAAAGAAAGCGTTCGAGAAAGACACCAGCCTGAACAAAGTGCAGCTTTCTTTGTTCAACGATATTCGTCTGGCGCGGAATGGTTCGGAAAGTGCTAACAAACGTTTGATGCAGAATGCGGGTCTGTTCAAAGATTCGCATATCAGCAAAATGTTTATGCACGAAGGGGAAGAGGTTCAAACCAGTAGTCAAACCGCGCTGTACGATCGGCTCGCTAACCATGTGAAAACACACGGGAAAGTCAGCGGTAACGTGATGCCTGAAACCACGCTGACAGCATGGCGTGAGAAAGCAAAGGAACTCGGTTCTAACCTGCCGCAACACCAAGAATATTTGGATATGCGCAGGCAACGGAAAGCGGTGTATGACAAAGCAATTGCCAACGTCGTGCGCCAGTCCGGGGAACACCTTTTGGACGTGGTTGTAATTCGTGAGCGCTTAGCCAATGTGCAGCACGATATCCCTGAATGGTTCGTCGGCAAGATGGACGACAAAGGGAATTTCTACAC